CGAACTTCTTCGACCATGATTCAAGACGATGTAAAATTTGTTTACGTCGGCGACTTGACCAAAACAGAATTTGAAATGTTGATTGAATTGTTGTTTGACATTCATGGCAACGATGACATTTCACATGAAAAATTCGTCGAAGTATTTAATGACTTTCATGAGTTTTTAGAAGAAATTAAAAACAAGTAAATGAATTCATATTTGGGCGTTATACCGGAAGAACTTCTTCGGGACGATTCGTTGTCCGCGAATGCGAAATTGTTGTTTGCACAAATCACGACGACATTGGAAGAAGACGGTTCATGTACACAATCCAATATTGAGTTGGCAAAATCCATGTCGGCGACAGACCGGGCAATTCGAAAATGGCTTGAGGAATTAAAAAAAAACGGCTATTGTGAAGTTGAGGTTGAAGGCAAAAAAAGAAAGATTTTGATTCAAAACAAGGCGGAACAAATATTCCAAGGCGGAACGAATGTTCCGGGTAAGGTGGAACGAATGTTCCGGGTTGCTTTATTATATATATATAATATTAATAATATTAATACTAACACTAATAAAAACAATATTAAAAACAATAATGTTGCCGCCAAAAAATCAAAGCCAAAAGTGTACGAAAAAATCGTGTTGAATGCTTACGACCATATCGTTGAGTTGTTTCCAAAAAACTTTCATCCGAAAGATGACAAGAAAAAACAACAATGGTTGTCGGTCATTGACAAAATGAATCGGGATGACAAGGTTGACCCGCGAACGCTTTACATCCTAGTGAAGTTGATTCGAAATGATGCTTTTTGGCGCGACCAATTTTTGTCATTGCTGAAACTAAAAAGAAGAAATAAAGACGGAATCACTTATGGACAATATTTTATTAATAGATTTAGAAAAGAATTAACCGATTTCTACAATGATAAAAAACATTGATTTTCTAAAACAACCCGTTTTATTCTATGGCATAAACAACGGGTCAAATCATCCGACCGACATTGATGCGGTTTGGCGGGTCAATCAATGGTTAATCATTTTTGAATTCAAGTACAAATCGACTTATGTGAAACCACAACAAAAAACCACATTGCAAGAAATAGCAAAATCATGGCATCTAAGCGACGAAAAAAAGTTGTCATGGGTTTTGTATTGTCGACACGATAAAAGTGCGCCTAATGGCTTTAAATTGATTAATACGGACGTGTTTGAGGTTTACCATAAGGGTGAGAATTACAAAATGGACATAAACACCAAAAAATTGCTTTTGCAATTAGCAAATAAATATCACATCACACCACTTAAAAATCAAATTACAAATGCAACATTTAAATGAGTTTCAAGAACTAGGCATTCAAATCAAATCAAATGCAGTTCAGCAAAAAACCAAATGCCCAAAATGCAGTCACCAAAGAAAGAATAAAAACGACCCGGCTTTGTCGGTCAATTTGCAATCGGGAAGTTACAATTGCCATCATTGCGGTTGGTCGGGAAATGTAAAATTCAAGGCAAAACAACCTTACATTGAACCGGACGTTCAATCGGTGGATTTGTCAGAACGAACAATTTCATATTTCAAAAAGCGCGGAATAAGTGAATCAACTTTGGCGAATTGGAAAGTGACCGAATCGGTAGAGTGGTTTCCACAAGTTCAGAAAAAACGAAAAGCAATCAACTTCAATTATTTCAGAAACGGCAAATTGGTCAATGTCAAATTCCGTGACGCTGAAAAGAATTTTAAAATGGTCAAGGGTGCGGAACTTATTTTCTACGGACTTGACAATATCAAAGAAGTCGAACATTGTTACATCGTCGAAGGCGAAATGGATGCAATGTCACTTTTTGAATCCGGCATTTATTCGGTTGTGAGTGTTCCCAATGGCGCAACCAAAGGAAATCAAAAACTTGAATATTTGGACAACTGCCATGCGTACTTCAAGAAGATGAAAAAAATCACAATCTTCACCGATTCAGACCAAGCCGGGATTGCTTTGCGTAATGAGTTGGCAAGACGATTGGGTTTGCATCGTTGCGAATACATCGAAATAGATGGTTTTAAGGACGCTAATGAAGTGTTGGTAAGTAAAGGGTCGGAATTCTTGAGAAGTCTTCTCAAAACGGCTAAAAAGTTCCCCGTTGAAGGTCTTTTTGATATTTCCAAGCATTGGAATCGAATCTTGAACTTTACCGAAGTCGGGGTGGAAAACTATTCGATGGGTTTTGATTCTGACGATTTGCTTAAAATTGATTTCGGCAGTTGGACAACGGTGACCGGAATACCCAATTCCGGAAAGTCGGATTTCCTTGACCAAGTTTGTGTCAACATGGCAATGCAACATGGGTTTCGTGTGGGTTATTTTGCGCCGGAATCTTTTCCGTTTGAAGGTCACATCAAAAGAATCGCAAACAAGTTGATGGAAAAGAATGTCCAAGTGGATGATTTGAACAAGTGCAAAGACTTCATTGAGGAACATTTTTTTCTTCTGAAAATCGATTTGGAAAACTTGACCTTGAAAGGCATTTTGGACAAGTTTCGGGAATTGGTTTTGGCAAAGGGTTGCAATCTTTTTGTGATTGACCCGTGGAATATGCTTGACCATAGCCAACAAAGGGATTACACTTACGTCGGGAAAATACTTTCAGAAATCACGCAATTCGTCCAACAGACAAACACCCATTTGTTTCTTGTTGCGCACCCTAGAAAAATGACCATGACTAATGGCATTTATGACGTTTGCACACCTTACGACATAAGCGGGTCAAGTGATTTTTTCAATAAGACTTACAATGCAATTTCCGTTTACCGGGAACTTGGGGTCAAAACCAAATTCGGTTCCGATGCGGTTCGGGTGTATATCCAAAAAGTAAAACGAAAGGAAAACGGACGCCAAGGCGATTTTTCAGTCGCCCCGGATTTTACCAATGGGGGCGTTTACAAAACGATTGATTCAAAGAAAAGGTTGACCGTTCACACCGACAACGATGTTCCATTTTAAAACAAGAAAATTATGATTTATCCAAACATAAACAATCCGCTTGACGACGACCATTATTGCCCAAGTTGTGGACAAAAAACTTGGCGAATGGATTTGTGTTGGCAATGTGAAATTTTAGAACGCGAAAAAGAAAAAGAAGAAGATGCCAAGGGTTAAAAAAAGATTGTCCGCAAATGTCTTCGAAAGACATTACAAAGCGCAACAATGGTGCTTGAAAAATAATATTCGGGTCTATGCCCATGCTTTGCTAAATGGCAAGTTTTGGTTGGTATATGAAAACGATGGAATCAAGAAGTCTTCAAAGACAGAATACACCCGCGAAGAAATACCACAAAAGCAATGGGATTTTTATTTATTCATCTACGAAAAAAGGCGTAATTTAGCCAAAGAAGGGCATTAAGTCATAGTAATATCCTATTTAGATTTTAAGTGTGTGAAGTGGCGTCATCATTGCGATGGCGTCATTTTTTTTGTTTCTGAATTTAAAATAAATTTGGAATTATTAAAAAAAATTTGGAAAATTGAAAAATAATTTGTATTATATAATTGTTCGATTAACGCGCGAAGGCGCAAGGGAATCGTTCGAAGTTCTTTGACATATTGGAAAATTGTTTAACAAAAACCTTAATTTTTATGAAAAAATTTAAAGTTGACACATCGTGGTTAATTCTGACAGAACAAGAAAAACAAAACTTCAAGCCGCAAATGGTTCATTTTGATTCATCAAACTACAATCAAATGCAATACAATCTCAACCGCTTGGTTGATGAACTTGAAGAAACCGGCAGATTGCAAATCCCCATTCGGGGCAAAGCACATCCGACGAAGGTTGATATTTATCAATCGTTGTATTTCAAAATTCAGAACGTACCCACCCAAAGCGTAACTTCAATGAATACCGAAACCGGTAAATATGAAATCACGGAAATTGATTCACATGACCGCGTTTTGATTTGGGATGAATACAACAGAAATCCGGGCATGAGTTCGGACGCGAAGCGAGCGTTGGAAAGCACACTTTCAAAGTGGGGCATTAAAACGTTCTAGTGTCGAAGTGTAATTGACAAGGGTTTAATACCCGAAACACCCGATTCGTTCGGGTGTCTTACACAAACACTTAAATTTTCAAATGAGTATAATAACAAACTTAATGGCTTGTTTGCTTCATGCAAAAGCCACGTTGGAAGTCATCAAATGAACGATAACCATTGCGAATCACATTTCGATGATGTAATAGTAAAACTGACGACGCTTTAATAGCAGAAACACCCAACCAATGGGTGTCTTTTACAAACACTTAAATTTTAAAAATTATGACGAAAACAAAAGAAAAATCAATGTACGAAGCATCACCCGACCACACAGAAATCAAGAACCACAAAATGATTGGTCGAACAATAAAAAAGTGGTGCTTTGGATTGGAAGTTCTTGCAAAAGTGACCCGCGTTTGGGAAACACCTTATTCCATATCAATGGAAACAGAACACGAACCGGTAAGATACCGCGACGATTTTTTCACCAAAGGTTCGGTGACTTTGCGAAAGTGTGATGGTTGGATTATTGGAACCGACCACCTAACGCCCGAAGATTTTTTGACAAAGTAAAACTGATGAGTCTTAAATAGACGAAACACCCAAACATTTGGGTGTCTTTTACAAACACTTAAATTCTTAAATTATGGGAAGAAAAACAGAAGTTAACATTTTCAATACAATCGTAAAACTTAACCTTTACGGATGGGATGCGGCACGAGAAATCATGTGGATGCTAGAAAAGAAATTCAAAAGTAGTAATCACGGCAAAACAGACTATTCATACCTATGTGAACGAATAGACGTTAAAGACATGCCGGACACTAATGAAGACATTTCAGAATATACCAAATTTTGGCGCGTGTATCGATGTACAAAAGAATGGTTAAATCTGCATCCGGACACCGAACCTAGTTTTTATCTAATAGGCGGCAACCCGGAATACGCGCATGAAATTATTCCGCTTTATATCGACGGCGAAATAGCTTATTCTTACGGGCAAAATTTGACCGACGCATGTTATGCGGCTTATCGTCAACTTTCGTTTAGTGCAAACCGCACAAGAATAAAGACGAAAAGGGAAGCAGAACTTCCGGAATTTGAAACGGTTGAAGCGAAAAAAGTAGTGTAACTGATGAGCCTTACAATAGGCGAAACACCCGGCAACGGGTGTCTTACACAAACACTTAAATTTTATAAAATGGAAAACATTAAAAAAATCATGGACTTGGTTTCCAATGGTAAAAACGTTGAGATTTCAACTAAAGACGAATGGGACGTTTCAAAGGACGTAGGGATTTTAAAGATGGGAAATTCACCATGGCAAAACGATTGGGTTTTGTGGTGGAATGGTAAAATCATTAAATCCGTCAAAACCAAAAAAATCATTAAGGACAAATTGATTCAATTGCAAAATGACAATGGTCATCTTCACATCGATGATATTTGGTAAGTTTAACTGATGAAGCCTAAATGGCAGAAACACCCGGCAACGGGTGTCTTAAACACTTAAATTGTAAAAATTATGAGAAACAAAAACAAGGCTATGGAAGCCGACGCAAGAAAAAGAAGAATGCTACATTTTTTAAAAGGCAAAACCGCAAAGCAAAGAAATCGATATTTCAAAAGTATTGCAGATTTCGAAGCAAGTGAAATTGATTACAAAATCGAACACTACAACAAACCGGGTGCCGATGTAAGACGTACTTGGTTTAGAAACCGCGAAGAAGCCGTAAAATATTACGAAGAACGAAAGACGATGCTTCCAACGCTTATTTACAAGGCGACGAAAGAAGGCGATGAATATTTTGACAACAAGTTGAAGTTCATGGTCAACAAGTTAGAATCGTTTGGACTACTTGAAGATGGTTGGGAAATTTCTGATTCAAATTTTAGCGTTTCGGAAGGTTTAGGACTTAACTTTTGGATTGAAGTTGCAAAGCAGACCGGAAAGATTTCAGAAGGCACCTATGAACGCGAAGAACGACGCGTCTATGGTCGTTTAGTTTGGGTTGAGTGTTACGATAAGGTTTCACACTATCGTTTCATTGTGACTAACAAAAAGACAAATCACCACAAGCAGACCGCGTAATTGTAAAACACACCCCCCCGAAAACAATCGGGGGTTTTTTATGTTTAAGAAAAAAAAATCAAATTATGCAAATCGTAGCAACAAACAAACATTTAACAATTAGCCGTCTAGCTTACAACAGACTGCAACAAGTCAACGCATTTATTGGTTATGGTTCATTCCTTATTGACGAAGATGAACTTGACGAATTATGTGAACTTTATCCTTTTTATTAACTTAACTTTTTAAATTTATGTTTAGCACTAAATCAAATACCGAAAAAATAGAAGCATTGATTGACAAACTTGACAAACTACTTCACAAGGTAAACGAAAGGGAACTTGACCTTTTCGGCAAAACTCAAATGAGCAAGAAAATCGAAAAAGATTTGAATGGCTTCTTTTGGGCATATAAAGACCCGGAAGACGTGTTCATTGACAAAGAAGGTACAATTGACATCCTAGAAGAAAAAGTAAACGTCTTGACGCTTTATTTAATTGGATTACGAAACATGAACAAATACACTTATCACTTTTAATTTAGAACTATGAATCAAAAAACAGAAATCGACAAATTGATAACCGCGGCTTTTTCTGACGAAAACCGGGTTGTTTATCGGAAGCTAAAAAATCAAATGTTTGCGGTTCGTTACAAATCGCCAAACGACATTGAATTCGAACAATTACACGGTGCATGCAAAAGACATTCGTTTTACGGGCGTAGGGATGCACTTCAGAACTTCGACATAGTATTTCATATCTAAATTGATTTCCTATGCTTAAAACGCTTAAAAATGGCTTTAAATGACATTCTAGGGGTCTATACTACACCCCGCTTTTATTCTATTAACTTTAATTCTAAAATATGACAGACTTGATTGAACTTAAATCGGTGGGTTGCATGATTGATTCGAAAGGCATCATTTACCCACAATTTGCGGACGGAAGTGTCGATTGTGAATCCGGAATGGATTGGGACATGTGTTCGAAAGAATTTTATTCTAAATTATCAAAAGAAGACAAATTGAAAATTGAATCGGTTGTGACTTCCATGTCAATCAAACCTTTTCAGTCGGTCTTCAATCGTTTTATTTTTTAGGTTTTTGTGTTTTGTTAAGGACGGGCGTTCATTGATTTGGGCGTCCGTTTTTTTTTGCCTTAATTTTGCCGATATGAAATCAACAAATCCGACAATTAAAAAAAAGGCGAAAATGATAACGGCGTTGAATAAGTCACACGGCATCATCAAAACGGCTTGCGACGTGGTTGGGATTCATAGGTCAACGCATTATCAATGGCTAAAGGACGACCCCCAATATCGGAAGGACGTTGAAATGGCATGTGAAAACGCAATCGACGACGTGGAAAAGAAATTGTTTGACCGAATAAACGCTGAAGACACAACTTCAATCATTTTCTACCTAAAGACCAAAGGCAAAAAACGCGGCTATGTTGAAAGGACGGAAGTTGAATCGTCCGGGTCATTGGAAACTTCGGTCAACTTTGTAGTTCACAAAGACAAAAAAGATGATTGAAATCAATTGCAATGTGCAGTTTGAGCAACTTCTTAAATCAAACAAACGATTCAAAGTCCATCAAGGTGGAACAAGGTCGGGAAAGACTTTCGCCATTTGTCAGTATTTGACCTACTTGATTAGGACTTCGGACAAGCCTTTGACCATTTCGATTATACGAAAGACGCTTCCGGCTTTAAAGGGGTCAGTTATGCGCGATATGGTGAAGGTTCTGACAGACGCGAACATGTACCATCAATGCGTTCATAACAAGGCGGAAAACACCATCCAATTTGGCAAGCATTTGATTGAGTTCCTTTCGATTGACCAACCGCAAAAAATCCGTGGTCGCGGTCGTTCGATTGCGTTCTTGAATGAAAGCAATGAATTGGATTTGGAAGACTTCCGACAAATCAACATGAGAACCCGCGACTTTGTGATTATCGACTTCAACCCGTCCGACCCGGTTCATTGGTTATACAACGAAGTGATTCCGCGCGAAGATTGCGACACATGGATAACCACATACAAAGACAACAAATTCTTGCAACCGGAACTTGTGCGCGAAATCGAACGAATGCGGGAACGTGACCCGGACTTTTGGCGTGTTTATGGTGAAGGTCAACGGGCGTTTTTCAGTAAGCGACAAATATTTTCCGGATGGAAGTTTATTCCAAAAGAAGACTTTCCCGAATTGGACAATCCGACGATTGGCATTGACTTCGGATTTGCCAATGACCCAACCGCCATTTTGATTGGTCAACGAATCAACGGGGTGGTGTACATTCACGAACTTATGTATAAGACCGGACAAACAAATCAAGACATTGCCGATTTTCTACATGCGAACCAACTCAATGATGTTTTGGCTTATGCAGATAGTGCCGAACCCAAGTCAATTGTTGAGTTGCGACAAATGGGTTGCTTGGTGAAGGAATGCAAAAAAGGTCAAGGGTCAATCAATGCCGGTATTTCGTTAATAAAGGAATATGACGTTGTGGTTTCGCTTGAATCAAAGAACATGCAAACGGAATACAATTCCTATTATTGGGAACAACTGAAGGACGGCACGATTATCAACAAACCGGTAGACAAAATGAATCATTTGTGTGACGCGTTTCGTTACATGTTTTATTCACAATATTCAGCACGAAACGAATTTTTCGTCATTTAGTAATTTTACAAAAATTTTCAACGCATGGCGTCAATATTAGAACGATTAAAATCAATCATCAACAAGTCACAACAAACACATCCATCATTCAATCAAGCGGTTTACAACTACCTTGGCAATTCGGTAATTTGGAACCCCGAAAATGATGACACATTCATCAACAAAGGCTATCGACACAATGCGACAGTTTATTCAATCATCAACTTGATTAGCAAGTCAGCGACAACGATTCCTTTGTGCATTTATGAAGTGAAAAAAGAAACCGAACTAAAAAGGTATAAAGCATTGACGTCTTCGGGCATTGACGGGGAAACATTGCATCGTTCTAATTACATCAAAAAGAACGCCTTGGTCGAAGTGGAAGACACCGAACTTCATGAACTTTTAAGTCGACCAAACCCGGCGCAGTCATTCAATTCGTTTTTGGCTGAAATCATTGCGTTTCATTCCATCACGGGGAATTCATACGTCTACGGAATCAAACCGGAAACCGGCGCAAACAAACACAAGTATGTCGAATTGTATGTGTTGCCGTCGCAGAATGTCGAAATCAATTCCGGTGGAATCATGCAACCGGTCAAGGAATACACTTTGACATACAACGGCACTTATCGAATGCCGGCGGAATGCGTTCTTCACATGAAAGATTTTAACCCATATTATGACGGCACCGGTTCACACCTTTACGGCATGTCGCCACTAAAGGCGGGATTGCGTTCAATGGACGCAAACAATGAAGCGTTAACGGCGGGCGTGAAGTACTTGCAGAACGGAACCGCGCGGGGGATGTTGGTTGCGGATGAAGGTGATTTGAATGAAGTGCAAGCGCGCCAACTAAAAGACAAGTTTAGGGAACAACACCAAGGCGCGAACAATATGGGCGATGTCATCATCACACCGAAAAAATTGTCATGGGTCAACTTTGGATTGTCCGCGTCTGACTTGACTTTAATTGAGCAGTACGGGCAAACAATCAAAGACTTGTGCAACATTTACAACGTGCCGGTGCAACTACTAAACAACACCGAATCGTCGACCTACAACAACATGAAAGAAGCCAAAAAAGCATTGTACCAAAACGCGGTAATTCCGAAAATGACAATGTTGCGCGATGAACTCAACCGATGGTTGGTTCCGCATTATGGTGACAAGTTGTATTTGGACTTTGACTTTTCAGTCATTCCCGAATTGCAAGAAGAAAGCGACAAGGTGGTAAATCAAATGTCGGCGGCTTGGTGGCTTACACCAAATGAAAAACGTGCCGCGATGAATTACGGACTAGACGACGACACTTCCGAAATGAATGACTACTATATTCCGGCAAACTTTTTGCCGCTAAAGAACGAACCAAACTATCAAGAAATTGACATTTTGGAATCCAATGGCGGGTTGGCTGAAATGGAAAAGTCAGAACAGACATACAACGACTACCCGCAGACGGCAACCAATAACGCCAAGCGAATGTTGGAATGGCGTGAAAAGTATGGTCGTGATGTGGTTCAAGGGGGGACGATGACCGGGTGGCGTCGTGCATCGCAATTGGCGTCCCGCGAAAATATCACCTTGGCAACGGTCAAGCGCGTTTATTCATTCCTAAAAAGACACGAAGACAACGCAACCATTGACCCAAAATATAAGGGTGAACCATGGCGTGACCGCGGGTATGTGGCTTACAACCTTTGGGGTGGTGCCGCAATGTTACCATGGGCGGAAAGAACAATCAAGAAAAGCGAAGAATAAAACCGATTGATTGGAAGCGTTAAGGAAAGAAATAAAGTTTTCCCGAAAAAAATACTTTGACAACTATCAAAAGGTTTTTAAATCGGCAGAACGAAAACAAATCAAGTCGGTTCGTAAATACCTTTTGGGTGAATACAATCGATGTATTGACTTCTTTGTAAAAACGAATACAGTCCCTTACGAAGCAGTTTTTCGAACGGACGACCTAGTTGACGTTTATCGTGAGATGTACGCGGAAATAGGCGTTAAAATGGCTAAGAACTACAAGAATACGTTCGATAAGGTGTCTAAAATGTACAAAAACGACGAAAGGTCGTCAAGATACGATTTATTGAATCCCGATTTTGATGAATTCAATATTGAGTTTTGGCAAGCGATGGGACGTGCCGGTGAAATGTATGCGGGTGAGTTGGTGACTTTGGTGAGTGGTGCAAAAAAAGACCATGTAAAAAAGACAATCAAAGAACTTATGAACGACCCGTTTTACACACAAATCGGGGCGGCAGAACAAGCAAGAATTTTCCGGAACTTTTTAGGAAAGAAGTTTGAAGAATATGCCAAATATGAATCGGAAAGATTGGTTCGAACTGAATCAACGACGGCGGCAAATTATGCTATCGGTCTTCAAGCGAAAGCAATGTTCATGGAAACGGACATGATAAAGGAATGGATAAGCGGACAAGATGGTCGCGAAAGACTTTCACATCGTGAAGCCAACGGACAACAAGTGCCGTTTAAAGGTTATTTTGAAATCGGAATCACGAAAAGACTTAACGGAAAAGAATTCATTTTCGGTACGGAACGACTTTTCTATCCCGGTGACCCGGAAGCGTCACCATCAAATCGAATCAATTGTCGTTGCGCACATGCACCGCTTCCGAAAGAAGACCTTGGTCAAGTTCGAAAGCCGACACCGGTTGACCCTAAAGTTCGCGAAGCCGTGATTGCAGAACGTGAAAGACAATCCGCGATTAGAACAGAACAAGAAAAACTTGAAAGGTTGATTCGTAAAGCGGAAGAAAAAAGACTTGCGACGATTGAAAGCGAATTTAAAAAATATGAAAAAGATGTGGCAACCATGGTCAAAAATGGGATGGGTCTTCCGGAAAAAGAATTGTTTGAGTTTACGCCGGGACTTAAAGGCATTGTTTTTGAGCGTGGCGGTAAGGGCGCAAGATATAGCCGGAACAAAAAACTTCTTTACATGGACACTTTAAACAACTATGGAAGCGCAGACAAACATACTTTAGCTCATGAAATTGGTCATCATGTTCACTACCAATACAACATTTTTAGTCGCGAAGACCGTTTTCAAGAAAAGATGAATCCAATATTTAAAGAATTTTACAAAGAACTTGAAAGGTTCTTTAGCGGTAAAGGAAACACGCCTAGTGAAAACCGCGAACTTGCAAGTCTTGACAACACCTTTATTAATTACTACAACAAAGACGGAACGACCAATGAAGAACTTGTTGATGCTTGGACAACTGTTGTTAGGTCAAACTATTTGTTTCAAGATTCCGATTTGTCGGGTACGGAAGTTTCTTTTTTTATGACCGCTATTGCGGACACGATTGCGGCGGTCACAAAATCAAAAATGGGAAATGGTCATGCGCCGTCATATTTCAGCACATACGAACCCTACGTCATAAGTCACGGCGTTGATGGCGACAATCTAAGACATGCCGAAGTTTTTGCAAACACTTTTTCAATATCGACTTGGAACAAAGACCCCGAAATGAAAAAGTTTTTGGATTACTTGCGAAAAGAATTTCCAATTCTCATGAAGAAAATTGACGACTACAACGAAAAAATGATGGAACACATACGGATTCAAATGGGTCACCAAATAGAACAACAAAATGATTAATTATGACTAAAGAAAAGGAAATACAAAAATTAGACAGACTGACGGAAAAGTTTAAAAAACTAAAAGAACAATACAAAAGCGAATACGACAATTTGAATGATTTTTTAGGATTGATTCAACATTCAATGTCGATTGAAAGTCAAATTGAATTATTTGAAAATAGAAACGGCATGAAAATCGTAATTTTAAGGGATGAGTTCAAGCCGGGAAAGGACTTTGAATTTGACGGGGATTATCAACTTATTTATCAATAAAATGAAGTACTACGAAATCAAATACGAAATTTCTTCAGCAGTCAAAAAAGGACTTGAAAAAAAGGTTGAAGACCACAATGAGAAACACGGGGACAAACCCGCAAAGCGCGCAACCTATCGAATGCTTGCGGCGTCATTTAAGCGGGGCGTTGGTGCATACCACACAAACCCGTCGTCAGTTCGACCGAACGTCAGCAGTCCGGAACAATGGGCATACGCCCGCGTTAATGGTCTTCTTTACGCTTTAGCGAACGGCAAATTTAAAGGCAAACCATTTGACACCGACTTGTTACCGGAAGCGCATCCATTATCAAGCAAGTAATTTTGAATTTTATAATTTTGCAAACATGAATACAATCATTTACAAACAAACAAGCATCGGGGAAATCGTTGATGCGGATGAAAAAAACGGAATCGTCAAGGGTTATGGTTCCATTTTTGGAAACATCGATTCGGATGGCGACATGATTACCATGGGCGCGTACAAAAAGACCATTCAAGAAAACGGCGAACGTGTCAAATACTTATATCAACACGACATTGAAAAGCCAATAGGGAAGATGCGCGAATTGTACGAAGATTCAACCGGCTTGGCATTTGTTGCAGAAGTTCCAAAAACCCGTTTGGGAATGGACGTGATTGAATTAATTAAGTCCGGGGTTATTACCGAAAATTCTGTCGGGATTTTGCCAATTCAAAAAAAGATGCATGGCGACTATCGTGAAATTTCTGAAGTGAAGTTGTATGAAATAAGTGCCGTCACATTAGCGGCAAACGACCAAGCCAAAATTTTAGACGTTAAAAGTGAAAAGAATCGTGAAGCGGTTCTTGATAGATATGACCGGCTGACAAAGTTAATCCGCAAATCGGATATTTCCGACGGCATGGGTTATGCGATTGAAGCCGAAATACAAAAATTAAAATCTTTATTTGTTCAAAATTTCACGTTGCCGCAAGAAGAAAGCACAACGCCGAAGGAAACGAATGACGATGAAATCTTGAAATATATTATTAATTCTTTAAAAAGCTAAAAGTGCAAGAAGAAATCAAAAAGCAACTTGACCAAATCGGGGATTTGGTAGATGCTAAAATCGAAAAAGCGGCGGGACAAATTAAAGACAACGCCAAAGGTGAAATGGATGAGGTTTTGAAGTCAGAAATTTCAAACCTTACAAATCAATATTTAGAAACAACAAAAAGAATCGACGAAATGGAAGTTGCAAACAAAAAGCAATTTTCAAACAAGCCAATGTCATTCAAAGGTTCTTTACAACAAGCATTTGCAGACGGTGCAATCGATTCATTACAAAAAGGAAATGCATCAAGAACGGCATTTGAGGTAAAAGCGGACGACATGGTTATGACGTCACCGGGTGCCGGTCAAGTAGCGGCTTATTCGGGTGTTGTTGCGGCTGAAACAATTGTACCACAATTCAAGTTCGACCCATCAAGAAAAGTTCACGTTCGTGAGTTTTTACCGATTGGAACGACAGACGCGCAAACAATTAGATTCCCAAAAGAATCGGCTTACGAAGACAATTCAGCGGCAACCGCTCAAGGTGCGGCATTAACAAAGTCAGACTTCGAAATCACCGCTACATCGGTGAACGTGGAAAAGATTGGAACATTCATGACCTTAACGGACGAAATGCTTCAAGACACACCACAATTGACGTCTTACTTATCGGCGCGTGTACCGGAAAAAGTTCTTTCGGAAGAAGACGACCAAATTTTAAATGGTAACGGAACGGCACCAAACCTTTCGGGATTATTCACGGACGGCGCAGTATTTTCAGACACGGCGGCGGGAATTGGAACTGTTACAAGCGCAAACGAATATGACGTTTTAGTTGTTGCATTGGCACAACTTGCGGCGTCAAATTACCAAGCGTCTGCCATCATGTTGAATCCCGCAGATATGCACAAAATCGCGTTGCTTAAATCATCGCAAAACGAATATTTAAGACAACAACTTTATTCGGGTCTACAACCGCAAATCATGGGTGTGAACATCATTCAAAACACGGCAGTAACCGCGGGGAACTTTATTTTAGGTGATTTCAATCAAGCGACACAATTATGGGTTCGTGAAAACCTTTCAATTGAGTTTGCGCGTGAGCATGCTTCAAACTTCACTTCAAACATGGTAACCGTCCGCGTTCAAGAACGCGTTGCGTTAACAAACTACCAACCGAATGCAATTGTTCGTGGTGTATTCAGCACGGCAATCTTGGCATTAGGTTCATAATCACTTTGATGAATAGTTTTGTTTTTTCATAATTTTTGTTAGTCAAAAGTGGAAAGCCGACCTTGTAAAATGGGTCGGTTTTTTTTTGAATATATTTAAGCCATGGACGTCATCAACCGCGGCTTGTATTCTGAATTGCGTTTCACTTTGGAATGTGTGAAGCGTGGCATAAAAGTTTCAACCCCGGCGTCGTCAAAAAGTGTTTACGATTTTGTGGTTGATGTTGGCGATAAGATTTATCGCATTCAAGTAAAAAGTCATTGGCGAAAAGCAAACCACAACAATATTTTTGAATTAGACGTTCGGCGTCAGCGAAACAAAAATCAATCTTACAAATCAATCGAAGTTGATTTTTTTGTTGTTTATATATACCACCTTGATGGGTTTTTTGTGTTTCCAAACAAGGGTCAAAAAACGATTTCATTGAACCCATTAAAATCAAAATATTGGCAAAACTTTGAGTTCAACGAATGATTTTATTGATTTCGTAAATTTGCCACAAATACATTCTTATGAAATTAATCATGCAACAAAGGGTTCGCGATGGTCAAACGACACAATGGAAAGGTGACATCGTTGAAATCAAAGACAAACAAAAGGCGCAACACTACATTGAAAAAGGTTTGGCGGTTGAGTATAAAGAAGAAAAGCCAAAGAAGGAAACCAAAGAACACAAACCCATTCGAAAAAGAACCACAAAATCCGCTAAAAAATGATTGAATCAAACATCGTCAACACCTTAACCGGTGAAGTTGTTTCATTGCAAGAAGCGCGAAACTACATTCGTGTTGATTCCCATGATGACGATTTTTTAATCACAAGAATGATTGAACAATCGCGCATTGTGTTGGAAAACTACTTGTCCGCGGACATCGTTCCAAAGGAAAGAAAAATGTACTATTCCGCCGTAAATGAATTAATTTATTTGCCATTTTCACCGGTCGATACAATTGACGCGGTGACTGTCGACGGGACAACCGCAACATATTCCGCCAAGGGCGTCGGTAACAATATTGTTGAACTAGAATCAACGCCGGCAAAAGAAGTTTTAATCACTTACAAAACCAAGGGGTTGGATAATGTTTTAATAAAACAAACCATCCTACAAATGACATCGACATTGTATGACCAAAGAAACGATTTTGTTACCGGGACAATCGTTGCGGAAGTTCCAACGACGGCTAAAAATTTATTGCCGTCACAAAAAAATGTGTTTATATGAGGGCGGGAAAATACAACAAACGCGTGTCAATAAAAAGATTAACAAAGTCGTCCGACGGCTATGGCGGTACAACGTCAACCATGACGACACAAAGCACAGTTTGGGCGCACCTAAAGGAAATAAACGGCGGCATTGATTTAGAAAATGGACGTCAAAAAAGAATGATTGAAATTGAATTGGTTTTCAGAAAAAAAACCGCTTCACAAATCAACGACAATGACGTTCTTGAAGTTTCCCATTTGGATGGGGATTTTAGAATCAACAATCGTTTTGATAACGTCATTGATTTTGAAACAACAATAAAAGCGTCAAAGGTTGGCTAAAAATTACAAGACATTAAGGTTTCGAAAGATACCAACGGCAAAAAGAATTGAAAGATTCCACATGCAAATCGACGCGGATTCATTTAGGAATCTACAAAAGCGTTTGATTGATTTAGACATTGCCATGAAAACCGAAGTTTATGAAGAACTTCGAAAGGGTGCGATGCGTATTGTAGCAGACGCCAAACGTGATGCGCCATGGGACACGGGAAAGTTGCGTCAGCAAATTGCCTTTCAGTCTGAATTCAGTTTTGCCGATGGACAAGACCGGGTTGAAATTTTTTCAAATGTTGAATATTCAGCCGCGCAAGAATTCGGTACAAAATATCAAAAAGGAAAGCCCTATTTTTTCCATAATGTTGACAAGGGCGTTCGAAAAATTATTCGTGAAATCAAAAAAAGATTAGACGCAAAATGAACGAAGTAGCACATCATTTGAGAAAAAAAATAATTGACCGGTTGACGGGAAACGTGTTGGTTGATGGTTCAGCGATTGACATTGTGAATCGTGTTCAATCAAGCGTTGAAGAACCATTCGTCAAAGTTTCAACAATTTCGGTTTCAGAAATCGACCAAAACTTGACCAACTACAACGTTCAAACACAAGTCCGATTTGAAGTTGTCACAAAGTTTGACGGCGACGATGGTGGTGAACTTGTCGCGAACAAAATAGTCGACCAAATAGTAAACCAAATTAGAACACGTTCTTCGGGTTACGTCGACTTATCGTCTGAAAATTTTAAAGTGTACACAACCGAATTAGGCGGCACAAATTATTCGCAAATCTATTCGAAGGACAAAACTTATTTTCGGGCGGCTATCGATATGAATTTTAGAATTGAAATACTATAATCATGACATACATTTCAAAGCACATAAGTTGGAAAGAAGCAGTTCATTCCACAACGGCAGAAAAAGAAGGAATTGAAAACATTCCAAACCAAAATCAAATTCGCGAAATGAAGTTAATCGCGAAAAACATTTTTGAACCACTACGCGCTTGGGCGGGTCATCCGATTCGTGTGAATAGCTTTTTTCGTTCACCGGAACTTTGTATCGCCATCAAGTCAAAACCCACGTCACAACACACCCTAGGGCGTGCCATGGACATTGATTCACTAGGTTCAAAGACCAACGGCGAATTGTTCAATTACATCAAAGACAATTTGAATTTTGACCAATTGATTTGGGAATTTGGTGACGATGAAAATCCGGATTGGATTCATGTTTCTTTTGCCGGAATAAATAACAACCGCGGGAATGTTTTGAAAGCTAAAAAAACTGAATCCGGAAAAGTAAAGTATTCGAAATATGTCTAAATTATTGGGTCTTTTATTGGGTAAAAAAAGCGGCGAAGGAACTGCCGTCGGTTCACTTGCAAAAGATATTCGACAAGCCATAAAAGGCAAAGAAGTTGACCCGATGGAACTTATAAAATATCAAGCCGAAATAAACAAAATTGAAGCGCAACATCGTTCGGTTTTTGTTTCGGGTTGGCGACCATTTACGGGTTGGGTTTGCGCGTTTGCTTTGGCTTATAATTTTGTAATAAGGGATTTATTAATTTGGTTTTTGAGTATTGAAAACGTTCCGCCGGCTTTGCAAATGGAACACCTTATGACGGTGTTGCTTGGAATGTTAGGGTTGGGCGGTTTTCGTACCTTTGAAAAATATAAAAATGTTTCAAAATAATGGCTTCAACTTACAATTTACCCGACCAATATAATGGCGACACGTTTGAGGAAATACAATTCAATTTGTTTGACAATGATTCAACATCGGGAAATGAAAAAGATTTGAGCAATACAACCCCGACGTTCACCATTAGGCGCGACAAAAGAAATGGCACAATTGTCAAAACCTTAACGATTGGAAGCGGACTTGAATGGGTTGACCAAGCGAATGGAAAATTCCAAATAACACAATTCTTAATTGATTGGGGTGCGGGGTTTTATTTTTACGATTTGCAAATTGAATTTTCAGCAACAAACAAACGGACATATCTAAACGGAAACTTTCAAACGATTGATGATATAACGGACTAATATGGCGACAACATTGAACTTGATTTCATACACGAACTCAATCAATTTAAACTTGATTGACACAACGACTTCAACTTCGATTGATGTCATTGACGTTTCGCGAAACATAACCGCCGAAATAATTACCGCGGCGGCGACGGGTTCGGACAAAAATTTTGTGTTTACGCAATCAACTTTGTCGACGTCTTGGGTCATTGAACACGACCTTGACAAATATCCCGCCGTTGAAATCGTAGACACGGCACACGACAAGGTTGTCGGGGCGGTTTCATTCGATTCCGTTAACCAAATAACTATTAATTTTACGCAACCAACAAGCGGAAAAGCATTTTTAAATTAAAGAAATAAAGAATGGCAACTAAATTTTTAACGGACATCGATTTACAAGGTTTTATCGACCTTAATGAAAACCAACTACGAAACGCGGTGGTTCACCCATTAGCATCGGCACCAAGCGACCCAACCATCGGGCAAATTTATTACGACACGGGGGACGAAAAGGTCTATGTTTGGACAGACACCGTTGCCAATGGTGGACAAGGTTGGATTTCAATCGGTGGGGTTTCAGCGTCAGCAAACAACGCAACCATCACATTGACCGCGGGAACGGGGTTGTCGGGTGGTGAAGCGTTCACAACGAATCAAGCGGGCGACGAAACAATCACATTCAACATTGATTATGCGGGAACGGACAACATCATTGATGCCGCAACCAATTTGGAAGGAACCGCCATCGCAACGGGTGACACAATCATTTACCATGACGCAACCGACAACAACGTCAAAAAAGGTTTTGTTTCAGATTTGCCGTTCAATAACTATACACACCCAACATTCAACGGGGACGATTTCAGCATCGACACAACGGGCGTTGAAGTTATTGACACCATAAACATCACAACGAACACGGACGGACACGTCACCGACGCAAATGCGGCAAAACGAACGTTGCCAACCGCAACAACAAGCAATGCGGGTGTGATGTCGACGGCTTTGTTTGACAAACTTGACGGCATTGAAGCAAATGCAACGGCAGACCAAACCAATTCAGAAATTGAAACCGCATACAACGCCCAAGTGGCACAAGTTTCAAGCGCGGAAATCACCGCGGGAACTGAAACGGGCATTCGAAGATATTCGCCGGCGGACATAAAGTCGTTGATTGACACGCACGAAACAAACACCGACAACGACGTCAACGAAACAAACTTGATTGCGCGTTTAGGTGAAATATCAAGTGCCACAACGATTGGTGATAATACAAACCCAACAATCACGATTTCGGGGGACGCCGCAATCGGTGGTGACTTGACCGTTTCGGGAACAACAACCACTATTGACACAACGAATTTGGCGGTTAGCGACGCATTAATTGAACTGAATTCGGGATTGACAACAACGAACAACAATGACGCGGGAATCATCATTGAACGTGGTTCATCGGGTAACAATGCCGCATTCATTTGGGATGAATCCACGGCAAAATTCATTGTCGGTACAACAACCGCGACGGGAACATCCACGGGATTTTTGACAGTCACCGCGGGAACGATTCAAGCATCAACATTTGACGGGGATTTGACCGGTGATGTTACGGGGAACGTGTCGGGTTCGGCGGGTTCAGCGGATACATTAACAACGGCAAGAAATATTGAATTGACGGGTGATGTCACGGGAAATGTCAATTTCAATGGTTCCGCGGATGTTGATATTGTCACGACAATAGCGAACGACGCGGTTGCATTAGGAACGCAAACGACGGGGAATTATGTGGCAACCATTTCGACATCGGGTGCGCTGAATGGTTCATCAAGTTCGGAAGGTGGCACGGCGGCGTTGTCGGTTGATTCATCATCAACCACACAAGAAGGTGTTGTTCGATTGGCAACAAACAATGAAACCACAACGGGAACAAGTTCGGTTCTTGCAACAACACCCGCGGGTGTCAAAGCCGCAATTGATGGAAGAACGGCGACGGCTACAATAACAGACGACGCAACAATCACGCATTCATTGGGGTCAGAAGATGTAATCGTTCAAATGTATGATGCCACAACAAAAGAAACTATTTTTGCGGACGTGGTTCGAACAAACGCGAATCAAGTCACAATCACGTTTTCGGTTACGCCAACCAATAGCGTGAAAGTGCTAGTCATAAAAATGTAAAAAACAAAATAAAATAGGGCGGTAAAATTTAATGCAGTCGTCACAAGTGACGCACCCGATGCGGACATCACGTCGCAAGGGGATAAGGCGTTGATTACCAAAGGATA